TTGCAAGGGCGGCTCCCCGTGCTTCTGGAGCGTTTGACAGGCTGACGGCAGCCATTTCACGTCGTTCACGGAATCGCATTGAACGGCAGCGGCCGCCAGGACTCGTTTCCCCATCCATCCACAAGAACAGCGGTGCCGCTTTGGAACTCGGTTGACCTTGTGAAATACTTCCATCGTTTTCCCGCAACGGCATTTATAAACGTAAATCGGCATACTATTGGACCCTCCCTTGTTCTGCCCGTGGCGTTCCGCCATTGCCGGGCTTTTTAATGTCTCCCGGTCCGCCCTGGGGCTGAATCAGGAATTGTTTCAACTGAAGCGCCGACTCTTGCGGCAATCCGGCTTCAATGAGGACTTGCAGGGCCATATCCAACTGGCTCTCACCGCCGCGTTCTATCTCTTCTTTCCACCCAGGCAAATTAAGGGTTTCGAGCACATAGCGGCGGCTGACTAACCCCTGCTGCCCAAGGGAAAGGATGAGCTCTTGGTTCTGGAGGCTTGTTCTCGGGGTTGACGATCCGGCTTCCACCACGTAATTGAACTTTCGGCCGGCAAACTGAATCCCCGAAAAGACCACCTGTTCACCCGCGACGCTCGCAGTTTCCGGTTCGGTCCCAAAATTCTGCCATAACCCGATGGCCCACCGCGCCCGCTCTTCGGCCAGGCTGTCAATGGCGGATGTTTTCGACTGCATGAGGACTTGATTGCGTTCCTGAAGGGCGACAATGGCGCTGGCTGCGATAACTCCGGACGGGGCAACGCCTCTATCGACGTCTTCAATCTGGTAAACGCGGTCATACATCTTGACGATGAGATCAAGGACCTGAAAGAACGTGCTGGGCAGGTTTGGGATTTGCAAAAACTCGATCCGGGCGTTCGGCACCGATGGCATGAGGATCAATCGCCCTTCTTTCCCCAGCTCGGACGTGATCATTTCCTTGGTGATGCCACAATGCTGCTGCACGATGAGCGGCGGGGCCATGACGTTTACGACGTAGGAAATCAGTTTTGAGATAATCTGGTTGATTTTCTCGTTCAGGTCGGCAGTCTGTTCGGCTGCGGAGAATCCCCATAGGGAAACCTGGTCTTTGTAGGAATTGGCGTGATAGACCGGCAATCTTCCCCACGGATAGGTGTTGCGGGCATATTCATCCGGCAGCGCGGGGTTGAGATTCGGGTTTTCGCAGTCTTCCAGGACCACCCATCCGGACTTGATTCCGGGGTCTTTGGTCTTGGATATGGTGATCTTCCGGATACCGTCCCGATAAACGGAAACCTTGTTTGTTTCGACCGCTACCAATGGCATTCCGTCGGGTCCAAGAACCTGCATTCCTTTTGCGTCCAGAAGCGGCGCGGATTCAGAAACGCTCGTCATCCGGCGATCTCTCACCCATACCTCGATGATGATGCCGCGCTGAACGGCTTTGTTGTCGTCGGAATAGCCGGCGTCCCGAACGGTCATCGGATCGGCGTAATTGCCGATGGTCTGCCCGTGCTGATTGATGGGCTGGAAATCCTCGCGTGAGGCCCCTAGCAGATCGTGGGCGTCGTCAACGGCAATGTCCTTGGCCTTGAACTCCGCCTCAATGCTGGAGACAAAATCCGTGTAGAGATAGGCGATATAGGGGGCCTCAATAGCGATGTCATCGTAATAACCAGGGGCGGGGAAGAACGCGAACGGGTCCGTTACCATAATATCCGGCCGGTCCTCGGCCTTGTTGAACAGGGGCTTCTCGGTCGTAATCCCGTATATTTCCATTTGCCGGGCGGACGCGCGGGTTTTTTGTTGCTGGTTGGTGTCCTTCCACCACTTTTTCAGCGCAACGGTCAAGAGCTGTTCGCTTCCGTCGTTCGTGCCGTCCAGGTCCACCACTTCACCCGTGGGATTCCGGGCGGTAATGTTCGCCACGGTGCGCTCAACATTGGAGAAATAGAGATTGACCGGGATTACGTCCCTTTTGTGGGCGGAATATCCCTTTCGGCCGGTAATCTTCTGCGGCTTTTGCCCTCGGTACAGGGAATAGTTGGCCAGGAACGCCTGGGGTTTTTTGAGGCGCTCTTTCGCGGCACGGGCAATATCAAACAACATCGCCGCAAACTCGGCCACGTCCGCATGGCCCTTCGGGGGTACGTGATTCAGGTCCCAACGCTCGTCCATTTTCGTTACTCCTTCTCGGGGCAACAAAAAAAGGCCCCGCTGAATTGTTTCCAATTCTGACGGGGCTCGGTGAGCGCGATCAGCTTACCATCCTATGCGGCCTGCGGCGGGATAGGCGGTGAATTATGTTTTATCTCATAAAAATATTAACCAAGAAAATTGCAAGCATAGCCCAAAGGCCCATCGCAACAGTGCCCTTCCAATACTTGTCTTTGATTTTCTTTATTTCTTCATCGTTACGTTTTAACATCTTTCCTTTTTCCACTCCTCCAGCAACTTCACGAACATTCTAGCACATCGCAGTAGAATTTCTATCAGTTTTTTCGTATCGGAGCCCATGCTTACCCCTTCGCAAGAACGACTTTCGGCATTTCCGGTGGCTCGGGACGCAACGGAATCAATTCCCCGCATGTCGCGCAAACGAACCCCACCGGCGTAATAGCTGTTTCCGGAACGCCTGACTGTGAATACAACGACGGAATCTCCTTCAGCGTTACCGCCTGGGAGAATACCAAACACCCACACGGGCAAACCCTGTCTTTAAGTTGATCCAGTGGGACATTGACCTTCATTTGGCCCATTTACGCCTCCTTGTGAGTCTTTTTGTGCATCGCCAGTGCTCCGGCGGTTTTGAGCTCTTTGCCGCAGACCTCACAGATAAAGGCGGGCTTGGGATCCTCGGCCCTGGTCTGTTCTTCCGGCGGCTCCGGCAACACCGTCAACTTTCCCGATGGAGCCAACTGCGCCAGGCATTCCGGACAGGTCATCTCGGCCGCCAACGTCGTGGAAGACGTCAACCAATCAATCGAGTACGGCAGCAGGCAACGGACCATACTCCCGTTCGGCGTGATGTCCGGGTTGAACTTGTCCGTCGTTTCAAAGTCAACCCTTCCACAGTTTGTGCACTTTACTTTCATTTTTTACCTCCCAAGGTTTCCAAAAACCGCTCCGTTCTCTCCAGGATCGTTTCAGGCGCTTCCGGGAACTCCTCGGCAACATCCGCGTCGGGAATCCGGTAAACATCGCCCTTGGGCGTCCTGATAAACCCTTCGCCCGGTCCCGCTTTCGCCCGGAATACCAGCCAGCCACCCAAAAAGACGGCGATCAGCAGAAGAACTCCGACCAGGCCCATACCTTGAAATAGCTGCCATACTGAAATCATCTCATCCCCCTGTTCACCATTTTCGCCACAACCGGGCCGGTGTCTCGCATGATATACCGCCCGCGTCCCAGCTTGCTCGATACCTCCAGCAGCCGGCCCTTGTGCTCGATTGCCGCGAGATTTGCTCCCGTCTCCGCAACCTTGACCTTGAATCTCTGCCGGCCAATGGGCTCCACCCGCATAACCGTGACCTTCATAACGCCTCCTCAACGCGAAATACGTTTCTTTCAACTTGGTCCATCCAGGGTTTATGCAGCACCAGCGCATGAACCAGCCCCCCCATGCCGACGATAACCGGGTCCTTCTCGGAATATTCCCCTACCCTGTTCTTCAGAATGTCGTTTCCGCCGTAATACAAGCGCTGATTTTGTGAGCTCAACGCTTCGGTCATGGCCCGGACGTATAGATCGAACGCCAGCGGGTCGTAAAACCCCTCGGGCGGAATAAACAGCAGCGACTTTCGCTCTCCGCCGAACTTCACCAGCCGTTCATTGACGATGGCGGTTTCCATGATAAACCGGTCCGGATCGCCATACCAGGCATGAAGCAGCTCCGGGTGCAGGCCGAACCCCCAATCTTCCCGCAGGCGAAGCATTTCGCGAATCAGAAATTGGACGCTGTGTCCTTCGGCCTCGGCCATGATCTGAAACAGCGCATCTTCTGGCTCCCGCTTTGCGCTCTTGATGACGCCCACGACGGCAACATATCCCGGACGATTGACGGCCTTGGGTTTGTTGCTGATGACATTCGGCCATCCAATACAGCCATACAACCAGAAATACTTTTGCCCGGTTTCGGTGTTCTCAAAGTAAATCGGCTTCTCCACCAAAGGCTTGCCCGTAACCCTGGCATCGTCCTCGCGGGCTCTGCGAACCATGTAATCCTCTGGAGTAGGGTCGATGCGCTTAATCTTCATCCGGGAAATCCTTCTTGCTTGCGCCCGTAAATACGTTTTCCGTGATCAGGTCCGTCATTGCCCACACAAGGGCATCGAGCCGGTTTGGTGATTTGTCGCCAGGCAGCCAAAGACACAACTCATCTTCGAGCTGGGGGAATGCGCCGACGTGATGGACCTTGCCTTTTTCGTATTTCGCGGATATTGGCTCCGCCCTGACGATCTTCCCACGCGAAGCATGAACGAGCTTAACCGGAATGTTCTTCCCGCTTACAACCGATCCATCGGGCAATGTGGTGGACGCCTGGTGTATGGTCATGCCAACCATCTCACCGCCCTGATTCTTCTCGGCCACAATCAGGTTAGCGTCGTGCTTGTAATATTGCCGAATGGCCATTTCCGCCCATTGAAGCGGTGAACCGTTCAGCGTCGCATCCTCCAGAACGTATCCTTCGTCGCCTAGGGAACCGGCCACGATGATACCGGCGGCATCCCCTCCGCCGTCTGCCGATGTTGTCGGGTCAACGGCAACCACAACCTTGGCCATCTCCGGCGCCGACAAAACCCTGTTCCTTTCGATGTTGTCCCTGGTCCATAGGGCTCCCGGCGCCTGGTCAATATCCTCGGCCAGAATCTCCATTCGATAGGCCAGGTCGGTCATGTCGGAAGTGATCTCATCGAGCGCGGCCCGGCTTATGTAGGGGTTGTCCATGCTGGAAAAATGGAATGTAGCCCAACGTAGAGGGTCGGTTTTGGCCAGGGCCTGCGCTTTTTTGAATAATTTGGCTGCATGTTGCGGATCGTCGGCTTTTGAAGCTGATCTTGACCGGAGCGATGGGGGCGTATAAATGAACGTCGCGTTCCCATTATTGTCTAAAAGCATTGGGGCGCCGACAACGCCCCAGGCGTCCTCGTTCATCAACTGCCATTCATCCAAAAGCAATTCGTCCGCGTAATCGCCGCGGAGACTATCAGCGTTCCAGGCGGTCTTGGCCCTGATCCGCTGCTCGGTGCCTTTGCGCTCCAAGATGTGCTCGGATTCGTTTTTATAGATTGCTTTTTTATCGACACCCATGGCCAGCGCCCGGGTGACAGTAACCCAAAACCTTTGGATCTGCTCGCTGGTGGGCGCCGCATACAAAACCCGTTTACCCGCCAAAAACCTTTGGACAGCATAAACCCCGATACCGACGGTCTTACCTCCCCGGCGTCCGGCCCGGATAACTTTGCGCTTGGCCGGCGAATCAATAAACGCCGCCTGTTTCGCGTGAGGTCGTGGTAGGTGAACATCAATGGGTATTTGTGTAATCTCCATTAACCCTCGCTATTGCCCTTCGGCGCATCGTCGTAAGTGACCTTGAATAAGAATTCAACGGGTCCGCCGTCCTTGCCGGTGACTTCGTGCTTCTCGGAATATTTCTTTGGTAATATCTTGGCTATGTAGAACTTACGGGAATCAACACGGAGACGCGATCGGTTGACGTGCTCATGGTCAATGAATGGCTTGCCTTCTTCGGTAAAAGCCAGGTCCAAGGATGAATCATCAGAGATTTCGATAATTTCGTCGAATAGAAGGTCGGCTTGTTTTAGTTTCGCCTGTGCGTATTGGTGGGAAAACTCCTCGTTATCGGCCAGCATTTGCAGAACGTCCCGGTAATGCGGCATCTTATCGACGTCT